TCAGCTTCTTTACCCGACTTAATAATAACTAAACAAGCCCCTGCATTAAACCAAACAATTACAGATGGTTATTGTGCATACTACTCTGGTTATTATGAAATAGCAAATACTAAATTTTTAGAAATAGGCATAAATTCAACTTTAGAAATAGGATAATTAAAAACATAAAACAATGGGATTAAAAATGACAAAAGGGGAAGCCCCCTCAACACCGGTAAGTAACAAAGTAGAAATTTTTATAGACAATAACAATAAAACTTGCAGTATAGATGACAAAGGCGTTATATCCGTTTTTAATCACAACGGATTAGATGAACGCAATATACTTGTTAACGGTGGGTTTAGTGTTCAACAAAAAGTTGCAGTAGCATCAACGGCTATTGCAGGAGTATCAACAACAACTCGTGGTGGTGTGGTTTCAGATGCTTGGAGTGTTACTTCATCTGTAGCATCAAACTTAAACTGGCAGCAAGTCGATACTGGCTCAGCACCAGAAACAGGTGTAAATGCACGTTATTATGGCTCTATAATTTCTGCAACTGCTGGTAAAAAAGTAATGCTGAGCCAATGGATATTAAATGAAGATATGCGTCACTTAGTTGGTAGAAAAGTAAGGGTATCAATTAAACATAATAAGAAAGTTGGAACAGACCAAACCTTTAAACTAGGATTAATTCAGTTAACAAGTGCAGGAACTATTGATACATCACCCGCTTTTTTAAGTGGCGCATGGTCTGTTACAACGGGTGTTGACCCTGCTTTTAATACTAACTTAACAGCTATCACACCAGATGCAAGTCCAACGGGAGAAAATGGAACTATAACAGGAAACTTTTTAAATGTAAACGTAGCCGCTGGTGTATGGACTAAATCAAGTTGTGTTTTTACCGTTCCAACTAATGCAAAAAACTTAGTAATGGTTTTCTTTAGTGATGCAACAGGCGGAACTACCGATAACGTATCAATAGCAGAAGCTCAGATAACTTTAGGAACTGAACTTGTCGATTATTTAGAACCACTTTTTTCAGAAAATATTAATAGATGTTTAAGACGTTACTGTAAATCATTTCCTTTAACAACTGTCCCTGCTGCATCAATAGCGGTTGCAACGGCTGGTAATGGTGTAACTGGAATAATAGGTAAAGCAGGAGCAACAGCATTAGCTTCTTTTATTAATATTCAATTCCCTGTTAGAATGTTTAAAGTCCCTGCCGTTACTTTATACACACCTGTTGGTGCTGGTGCAGTACCTTATAGAATAACCGGAACAACCCCTGCCGTTCAAACAACAGTTGCTCAAACAGGTGTTATGGATTATGGCTTAGTAGTATCTGCAACAGGCGATGCTAACGGAGCGATTGGTGATTTAGTAGGTGTTCATTATGCAGCAAGTGCTGAAATAGTAAATTAATCATGGCAGAAAAAACAGTAATAAGTATTGAGGTTGAGGGAACGGGCAAAGCCATTAACTCAATTAAAGAATTAAAAGCCGAATTAAAAGCGGCTCAATCCGCTGCCTTAAATGGTGATGGTAAAGCTGCTAAAAGAGTAGCTGAGTTAAAAGATAAAATGGATGACTTAACCGATTCCACAAAGTCTTTACAAGGTTCGGGAGTTGAAAGAATAACATCTGGATTTGATTTATTAGGACAAGGTTTTAAAGACTTTGACTTTGATAAAATTAAAACAGGTTTTAAAGGCTTAGGTTCTGCAATGTCTGCTATTCCTATCTTCTTACTTATAGAGGGTATAATGTTATTAGTTCAGAATTTTGAAGAAGTAGTTAAATTCTTTGGAATTGGTGTAACTGAAAGTGATAGGTTAACGGCTGCGTTAGAGAGACAAAAGAAAGTTAATGAGGGTTTATTTTCTGTTCAAGAAAACGCTATCGCTATAATGAAAGCAGAGGGTGCTAGCATGAAGGATGTGTTAGAAGCTACCGAAAAACTAAACTCAGCTAAAATTAAAGCGGCTAAGGATGACATTGAATTACAAAAGTTAAAAATTAAAGAGGTTTTTTTAAATGATAGTGTTACAGAAAGTTTACAAAGAACTGCGATAAGTGTTTTAAGAGCGCAAGGCAATGCTAGGGATGCTGACTTATTAGAAGCTAAAATTCAACAGGATAAACTTAAAAGAGCATCTGAGTTTGGGGATCAAATAAGAACGGATTTAATTACAATATCTAAGTTAGAAACTGAAACAAAGTTACAAACTATTGATGCAGAGAAAAAACAAAATGAAAGTTTAAAAAAATTACAAGGTGATAGATTAAAAGACAAAGCCGAAGCGGCTAAATTAGAGCGTGAACAATCTATTATAGATGCTGAGGAGTTATTTAAACAACTTTCTTTACACCAAGATACCGAATTAGCCTTAAGAAATAAAGCTCGTAAGGATGAGTTAGATGCCGAAAAAGCAGCACAAGAACAACAATTCCAAGATGGTTTATTTATTGAACAGTTTATAAAAGATCAAGCGGCTAAAGAAATTGAAATAGAAAAAACAAAACAAGCTCACAAACAACAAATTCAAATGCAAGCACTAAACACTGCTAGTCAATTAGTAGGTTTAGCAAATCAGCTAGCAGGCTCAAATAAGAATGTACAAAAAGCGGCATTAATAGCAGAAAGCGCAATAGGAATAGCTAAAATAATTATATCAACTAGAGCGGCTAATGCCGCTGCTAACCTTACACCACAAGCTATTGCAACAAGTGGGGCAGCTGCTATTCCTGTAATTGCTTTTAATAATATATCGGCAGCTTTAGGTATTGCAGCATCAATAGCAGCAACTACTAAAGCATTAGGTGCATTAGGTGGTGGCTCTGCTGGGGCTGCACCATCATTAGGAGCTACACCGTCCGCACCATCTATGCCAAGTGGCAATGGCACACCATCAATAGCAGCACCGCAACAAAACACTACAACCTTTACAGGAAACAATAACAACAACTTTAACCAACCGCCAATTAAAACATACGTAGTTGAAACAGATTTAAGAAATTCAACAAACACAATAGATAAGATTAAAGACCAAGCTACATTCTAAAGTAAACAAACTAAACAATTTAGTATTTAATAATTATGGAACTAATAGATTTAACAATCGAAGACGATGTAAAAGATGCAAGCGGTGTAACTGCCATTGCAACCGTAGATAGTCCTGCCATTGAACAAGGCTACTTTGCCTTTGGTTCTAACAAAGAATTAAAAACAATCCGTATTACTTGCGGCTCTCAAAAAGGAAACTTTGCAGCTCCTACAGGCGATAGACAAATACTTGCAGGTGCTTTAATGATCCCCGACATGGCTATTCCTAGAATAGACGAGAAAACTAAAAAGGAATATAACGTTAAATTCTCATCTAAAACTATTGAGCAAATAGTTAAGAAACACGCTAAGTTAAGTTATGCCAATAACGTTAATCAAATGCACGATAACACACGCATGATTAACGATAGCTACTTATATCAATCGTTTATTATTAATCGTGCTATGGGTGTTAATCCGCCTTTAGGACAAGAACATTTAGTTGACGGTACTTGGTTTGGTTTTATTTACATAGGTGATAAGAATGTTTGGGACGAATATATTAAGACTGGTATTTATACCGGCTTTAGTGTTGAGGGTAATTTTTATGAAAGTGTGGCTACTGAATTAAGTGATGAATTTTGCGCCCACTTGCTAAGTGTAATTTTAGAGTAAACAAAAATAAATCTTAAGTATTTAATAAGTATGAACGATAAAAAAACATTTAAAGATTTGGTAAACTCAATTTTATCACCTGAACAAAAGGAAACTTTTGCAAAGGCTTTTAAATTTGAAACACCAATTCCAGTTGTTGAGCCAGTTAATAACGCTGAGCCTGAGACTGTTCCGCCTGTAGCAGGTGAGATAAAAACAAAAGATGGTACGGTTGTTAAATACTCAACACCAATGCCAATCCCTAACGAAACAATCGTAACTGTTGTAACTCCTGATGGTGAGCTTCCTGCTCCTGCTGGTGACCATGAATTAGAAAATGGTGATAAAATTACAGTTGGCGAAGCTGGTCTTTTATTAGAATACGAACCTACTGAAGTTGTTGAGCCGGTTGCACCTGTAACTCAAGAAGCTATGGACGCTGCGGTTAATGACGTTAACGCTAAATTAGATTTGGCTAACAAAACTATCTCGGCTTTAGTATCTCGTTTTGATGCTGTAGAGAAAGACAATACAGAGTTAAAAGCAACTTTAGCAACATTCTCAAAAACATTTACTGACTTACTAAGTACGCCAATGGCTAACCCTATTGTTACACCTGAGCGTTCTTTTTCAAAGCAAGATAAAATGTTTAGCAAATTAGGATTAAACAAATAAATATAAACAAATAAAAAAAACAAAATAAAATGGGATATTCAATAACAGCTCCATCGTATGTAGAGCAACCAGAACAACTGATTTATCAAAAACTTTTCTCAGGTTCACCAACAATGGACTTAGTGAAAAACAAACAGACTGGCATTAAGTCGTCTGAAACTATTAACGTGGTTAACACTCGTGGTGTATTTCAAGCTCAATCATGTGCTTTTAACGCATCTGGTTCAACTACAATTACTCAACGTACTATCACAGTAGGTAAAACTAAAATTGATATGCTTTGGTGTGAGCGTGACTTAGAGCCGTATTTCACTCAAAAGAAATTAGCTGCAGGTGGTGATTATGATTCTTTAGCTTATAGCAAAGAAATTATCGACGACACTATGCAACAAGCTAAAGAAGATATCGAAATTGCTTTATGGCAAGGTGACACAACTTCAACAAACGCTTACTTAAATCGTTTTGATGGATTTGTAAAAATTATCGGAGCTGCTACAATCGGTGGTACTTATTCAGGAACTGCATGGTCTGAAGCTAATAGCCGTACTGTTATCAAAGGTTTAGCTACTTTAGTTATTGCTAACAATGACGTTTACCAAGGTAACCCAACTGTCAAAATGTTAATGTCACCTCAAATGGCTGCAACATACCGTTTCAAATTACGTACTGATAACTTGTTTAATACAACAGGTGAAGAAAGTAAATTGTATGCTGAAGGTGCAAACATTGAAATCGTTGAAGTTGCTGGTTTATCTGGTTTAAATTACATCTACGCTATCGAGCCTGAGAATATGTATATTGGAACTGACATGGCAAACGAAGAAGAGAAATTCAAAGTTTGGAAATCAGATGACGATCAAAACTTAAAGTTCCATGCTGAGTGGAAACTAGGAGTACAAGTTGCATTCCCTTCAAGAGTTTACAAGTATTTAGGAGTTTAAATAAATTGAGGGGTAATTAAGTTTACCCCTCTTAATTAAAAAAAATATAAAAACATGGCATTATCAAGTTGCCCGATAACATCGGGAATAGCAAGAGATTGTAGAGATGGCTCACCCGGACTTACAAACGTTTATGCCGTAGAATTTTCTAACTATACACAAGGAACTATTACCGCTGCAAGTGGTAGTATTACTAACGTAGCTTCTTTTTTACAAACAGGTAAAAAGATGTGGGGTTTTGAATTTGACTATGGTAAAGCGAATGAGACTGAGGTTTTAACCGCTAATACAAACGGAACATTAATGAATGCAATTACTTTAAATTTATACATTCCAAAGAAACAAGCTGCAGTTGCTCAACAAATTTTATTGTTAGCAAAGCAAGATACTATTTGGATGGTTAAAGATAAGAACGGTGCATTCAGATTATTAGGTCAAGAGTTCGGAATGAGAATTACAACTGCAACTGCTGCAAGTGGTGCAATGGGTAATGATGATTCTGGATATACAATAGTGTTAACAGGTGAAGAGAGAACGTTTGCAAACGTTGTGCCAAACGCTTTAGCTGCTTTACTATTGATACCTGCTTAATTAACTTCTTAAAATATAAATGTAAGACCCACCCTGTAAGGTGGGCTTTTTTATTTAGTAACATTTGTAACTTTTTAGTATTTAATAAGTATATGATGCAATTAATAACAGGGGCTAATACTATTGATATTTCGGTAACGGAAAATTCAACTATTGCAAATCCTCAATTTGTCTTTGTATTCATTAATGATAATACAGGTCGCAAAGTAGCGTGTACAAGTACTTACACTAACTTAGATAATAACAAGCAACGTTTTGTTATAACCGTTGGAGCTTCTGTTCCGTTAACTGGCAGCGTTTTATTTGATGACTATGGTAGTTATTCATTCTACGTTTATCAATCGGCTAATGCAGCCTTATTCAATTATGCAAATATAAATACAACAGATATTAGAACGTTAACAGGTGAAGTTGGAAATGGCAAGGCGTGGTGGAAAGCACCCTCAGTAACTAATATTTATTATAAAGATGTAAGAACATCAATCGTAACAAATGGGCAATAATATAACACAGGTCGGTAACCTTTTACAAATTGAATTTGATAGCTCGTTTCAACCTGCTATCAGAAAAATGTCGGGTGGCAAATATCTACAATGGGGTGAGCATAACTCACATCCTAATTACTTATTAGAACTATACAATAGAGATGCCGTTCACGGTGCTATTATAAAGGCTAAGGCTGACCATGTTTATGGACGTGGCTTATGTTATGACGAAAGCAAATTAACTTTAGCACAACAAGCGCAATACGATAAATTCTTATCACACGCTAATCGCTTTGAAGATTGGAACTCTTTATTTAGAAAGAACGTAACACCATTTGAGATATTTGATGGTATTGCTTTACAAATAGTTTACGATTTTAACGGTAAAATAGCAGAAGTTTATAACCAAGAATTTAGCAAATTTAGACGTTCACCCGACGGTAAAACTCTTTTCTATTGTGAGCAATGGGTTGACGATAATGGATGTGTAAATGACCAAGCACATAAGCATAAATCATTTATTGAATATCCTATTTTTAATCCTAACATTAGAACAGGAACTCAAATACTTTACTACAAAACAGAAGTAATGAGTGCAATGGAATTTGGCAATATTTATCCAGCACCAAACTACCAACAAGGTTTACAAGACATTGAAACAAATATTGAGATAACTAACTTTAACTATTCACATTTAAAGAATGGAATGTTTGCAAGTGCTATGTTATCTTTATTCAATGGCGAGCCAACTCAGGAAGAGCAAAGAAAATACGCTAAATTCTTTGACCGTAAATTCAAAGGTAGTTCTAACACCGGTAAAATGATGTTTAACTTTGTTGACAAAGGCGGTCAAAAAGCTGAGTTAACAACGTTTTCACAAAGTGATTTAGATAAAATGTTTGAGCAGGTTGCTAAACGTTCACAACAAAATATCTTTACAGCCCATAGAACAGATCCTGCTTTAGCAGCTATTTTTGATGGCTCGGTTAACATTGGCGATAACACTATTTATTTACAAAAGTTTGAAAGATGGTTGTTTAGTTATATTGAACATAGACAAGAGATACACTTAAATATTATTAAAGATTTAGCAGCCGTTAACGGTGTTGATTTATCTTTATTAGAAATAAAACAGAAACAACCTGCTAATGTTGATTTACCTTTTGATACTGCTTTATTACAATCACTATTTGATTTAGATACTTTACGTGAACATTACGCTAAAAAGTTAGGTATTGATATTAAAGATAAAGTAACGGTTGATGGTGATATGGCAGACATTCCAGAAAACCAAGTTAATAATCATATTCAAAAAATGCCAGCTAAACAATGGCGAGATTTAAAAAACTTATTAAAATCAGTAAGGGACGGTAAAACAGAAAAAAGTATAGCTATATGGAAGCTTAAAACTTCATATAATTTAACAGACCAAGATATTAATGTTTTATTTGCAACACCAGAAGCACAGTTTAGTAAGTTTGATAAGTTGGTTGATATGACTGATTTTGTTTTAGAATTATTTGAAAAAAATAGTTTAGAAGATAATGACGATGAAATTATAAGCGAAGAGTTTGTTTCATTTGAAAATAATACGGAAGCTTTTAAGTTTGAGTTTGAAAAACATAAATTTGTAACGGATACAGAAAAACAAGTATTAGATTTATTAAAAGGCGCACCCGAAACAACACCTGAAAAGACTGCAAAGATTTTAGGATTAGATGTTGAAACGGTTAAGAATATAATTAACAGTTTAGTTGTTGCAGGTTTAATATCTACAATAAACAATACAATAACTATCACGCCTAAAGGTTTAGAAACTAACACACCAACTATTGAAACGGAACTATACACCGTTTACAAATATGTAAAAAGACCAGATGCTCCCGATTTAGTACCCGGCGGAAAGTCAAGGGTTTTTTGTCAAAAAATGCTTTTGTTAAGTAAAATTAGAAGTTGGACTAGTAATCAAATAGATGATATAAGCAATGCCTTTGGAGACGATGCTTGGTCGTTTAGGGGGGGTTTTTATACTAATCCTGAAACAAAACAAACAACTGCTTATTGTAGGCATATATGGTTGGCCGTTACAAAATCAAGAACTAAAAAAAATTAAGATGATTAGCGTATATAATTTAATAAACCCAATTGATAAAAATATATTCTATGTAGGATGTACAAAAAACCCTTATAATAGATTTTATAATCATTATCAGGGAGATAATAACATTGAAAAATCTAACTTAATTAAAGAAATTAGGTTATCTGGTTATAAGCCTATTATGAATATATTAAAAGAAGTTGATAACATTGAATTAGCTGAGTTTATTGAGGCTGAATATATTGAGTTATATAAATTTAAAGGTTGTAATTTATTAAATAAAAATAACGGCGGTAATAAACCACCAAGTCAAAAGGGTAATTTTTATACTGCGGAACGAAAATTAAATTCTTTTGTTAAAAGTCCTTTAAAAAAGACAGTTTATCAAGTAGATAAAAACGATAATATAGTTAACGTATTTCTATCAACAAGGGAAGCTGGTAGATTAACAGGAATAGATTACAGAAGTATATCACAAGTTGCAAACGGTTCTTTAGTTAGAAAGACTGCAGGCGGCTTTAAATGGCTTTATAAATAATATGGCAAGTTTATTAATATCAGAAAACTATTTAAAGGAATATACCAACATAAACAAAAATGTTGATATGACCATCTTAACACCGATTTTACAAGAGGTGCAAGACTTTTATATTATTCCTTTACTTGGAACTAATTTATATAACGAAGTATTAAACCAAGTTACCACATCAACGGTAACCGTTTTAAACCAAACTTTATTAGATTTAGTTGTGCCTTGTATGTTACACTATGCTAAAATGGAGGCTATGCCGGACATGAAGTATAGGCTAATGAATAAAGGCGTAATGATTAAGAATAGCGAAAATTCTAGTGCAGCCGATTTAGCCGAGATTCAATTCTTAATGGATAGGTCTAAAAATAAAGCAGAGATTTACGCACAAAGAGTAACTAACTATTTAAACAGATATGTTAGTAGCTATCCTTTATACATTAGCAATGTAGAGCGTGATGAAATAATGCCTAATAGAAACAACTTTACAAGCGGCATTATGATTGACGATAATGACTGCGATGATTGTTATAAATATTTATATAAATAAATGGGAATCAAAAAAGAACATATTAAGAAATTAGAACAATTCGAGAAAGCAAATGTTAAGCCAAAACCAACTAAAACAGTTATTCAAAGACAAACAAACAAACCACAACCAACTAAGTAGTGGTACTTTTTTGTTTGATAGAGTGCCTGAGTTTGGGGCTGCTAATGAAATAACATACCCTTTAATGGGTGTTACTGTTAATCCTGTTACATTAGACATTAACATACATTCGTCATCTTTTGCTTTTGTATTTTTAGATTTAGTACACCAAGATAACAGAAATATGGATGTGCTAATGAGTGAAATGCAAAAGGTAGCTTTGGAAGTATTCTCGCAAATTAGATCGGATTTACAAACTATTTATAATTGTACAGTAAATGAAAGTATAACCTTAGAACCTTTACAATCGGTTTACGATGACGACGTAAGCGGGTGGGGCTTTGAATTAAATGTAGTTCAACATTATGACCATTCAACTTGCACAACACCTAATAATAACACCGCTGGTTTAGTTTCAATCTTAGACCAAAACGGAAACGTAATAGCAACACTTAATCCTAATAGTACTTACACGGTTGAGGTATTGCAAGAAATAATACAAACATTAACAGACCCTGCACCTGCAACAATTATTCAAACTTTATAAATGGCAACAGTAGAATTTAGATACGACCCAAAGAACACAGCATGGTTTACCGCTAACGCTGCAATGGTATTAAAAGCGGGTGAGCCTGCCTATCATGATACGACTGGCTTATTTAAGTTAGGCGATGGTGTAACGGCTTTAAGTGCCTTGTCTTTTTTACCAACGGTAAGTGCGTCAACTCCAACTATTCAACAAGTATTAACGGCTGGTCAAGTTGCAACAACAACAATAGAAACAACAGGCTTTGTAAAAACGGGCGGTTTATCAACTCAGTTTTTAAAAGCGGATGGTACTGTTGATAGTAATGTTTACGGTGTTGGTAATGCTTTAACATCAAATCCTTTAAGTCAATTCGCAGCAACAACAAGCTCACAATTAGCAGGTGTAATAAGTGATGAAACAGGAAGCGGTGCTTTAGTTTTTGGAACAAGCCCGACTTTTACAACAAATATAACTACGCCTTTGATTGTTGGAGGTTCGGCTGTTGGTTCGGTAATACAATATAAAGGAACAAGTGGAGTTGGAACATCAACAGTAGCTGCTCATCAATTTTTAGTAGGTAATAATGGGGCAACTACTGCTATGAATATTCAGAACAATGGCAATGTATATATACCAACTGGTGGTTTAGCTGTTGGTGGTGGGTTTAGTGTAGTTCCAACGGGAGCTGGTTTTGAATTAGAATATAGCGCACCAACTGCATTTGTAACCGCATACAATAGAACTGGCGGTGCTTGGATTCCGATGACTATAAGAGGTGCTGCATTAACTTTTCAAAGTTCTAACAATACAATAATATCTTCAACCGCAACAGGTACGGCTTTAACTTTTAGTGGCGCAACGTCTGCTGCAACTGCAATAACAAATTTCACATTTAACGCAACCGCAAACACAAATCAAACATTAGGCACTAACATCCCCAACTTTAAAATAACAGGAGCTAACAAACAATGGGCTACGGGTGCTTTAGCAACACAATACTTCAATTATTTTACAGCCAATACGGTTAGTTTTGTTGGTGCAAGTACTGCTACAAATGTGTATAATTTGTTTTGTGAAAGCCCCATAGCAGGAGTTAATGCGAGTATAACTAATAGATATGCTGCTGGGTTTGATGGGGATATTAGAATAGTAGGTAATGGGGTAGGAACAACAAATCCGTTTAGGATACAAGGTTATGTTTCAGCTCCTGCTAGTTTAACTGCATTTTATACTGCCGCCACTCCATCGGCTATAAATTATAATATAGTTTTTGATCCTACTTACACAATCGTAGGTGGCACAGTCGGTTCTTATTTTAGAGTAAATAATGTTACTAATATGCAAGTATTAAATACAGGAATAACAGTAGGATTAACAACTTCTCAAAAAATATCTTTTTGGAACGCTACACCAATAGTACAACCTACAACGGCTGTGGCTGCTGCTACCGTTGTAAGCGGAACAGGCGGAAACGTTAAGCACGATGATACTTTTGATGGGTACACACTTGAAAAAATAGTAAGGGCTTTAAGAACAATCGGATTGCTAGCATAATTTTATTATATTTACAGCATGAAAACAGATAAAATAGAAGTAGTTGAGGAAGTTGCAGCAACCGACCCAACACAAAAGAAAATTGAAGACTATTCTACAACTGAATTAAAAGCATTAGTTTATGATTCACTTGCTACTATTGAAGCCCAACAAGCTAACATTAAATTCATAAATGAGGAATTAAAAAAACGTGGGTAAATTATTAATCATATTTTTGTTATCGTCTATTTGTGTTAAGTCGCAGATAGACGATAAAACAAAACATTTTTACGCTGGTTTTGGAATTACAGTACTAACAGCCGAAGTTACTAATCAAATGATTGACAAACCGTTTCTAAGTGCTTTAACGGGCTTTGTAGCCGGTACAACGGCAGGAATATTAAAAGAGGTTGTTTGGGATAGAAAGATGGATAATGGCGTTTATTCTAATAAAGATATGGGCATGACTATTTGGGGCGCAGCTTGCGGTGCTTTAGTTATTAGAGTAAGATTTGATTTACAAGATAAAAAGAAAAATAAAGCACTATATTATTATGAATGAGGTTTCTAAATTAAGGTTTGAATTTAAAGAAGTTGCTTATATTGTTGCGGCTGCAATAGCTTATTTCACTCAACTATCTATTTTGTCTAATAAGATTGAAATCTATAAAAGCAAAAGCGATCTAACTTTTCAAGCGCATGACTTTAGAATTTCAGCTTTAGAATTAAGCTTAAAAATTAACAGTTTTCCTAAGCAAGTTGCAACATTGCCAACAAGTCCAACAATAAAAGGAGAAGATGAATAATGAATATTAGTGAACACATAACATTAGAGGAGGCAATATTAAGCCCAACAGCTTTAAGATTAGGCATAGATAACAAACCTAATAATGCTCAACTTAATAACATGGAAAAGGTAGCAGACTTTTGTTTTGAGCCTTTACGTAAATGGTATGGCAAGCCTATTAAAATTAATAGTTTCTTTAGAAGTGAAAAACTAAATAAGGCAGTTAAAGGTTCTAAAACTTCGCAACATTGTACCGGTGAGGCAATGGATATTAGCGCAGGAAGTAAAGAAGAAAATAAAAAGTTATTTGATTGGTGTAAAGCTAATTTATATTTCGATCAATTAATTAATGAATACGATTATAGCTGGGTGCATATCAGTTATAAAATGAGTGGAAATAGAAACATGGTTTTAATAATTACATAATATGCCTTTACCAAAATTCATAACAAACATATTAGCAGGAGGTGGCTCTAAGTTAATAGAAACAATTAGCAATACAGTTGACGAATTTACTTTATCTAAAGAAGAAAAGGAAGCTATTAAATTAAAACTAATTGAGGAAGCTAATAAACACACTCAGTTAATGGAAGTTGAATTAACTAAGCAAATGGATATTGAGCAGAAAGAAATGGACTCAGCTCGTAAGCGTGAAATTGATATTGCGACAAGTGATAAAGCACCTTTATTAAATAAAATCATTACACCTATATTAGCCTTGTTAGTTTTAGGCAGTACCTTTATATTTTGGTACATTATTATATTTAAAGATTTAGAGCCACACAAAGAAGTATTAGTAAGCGGTATAATTGGCAGCTTAACAACTATTTCAATGGGAGTGATAGGTTATTACTTTGGAAGTTCAATAGGCTCTAAAGACAAACAAACGTTATTAGACAAACTAAAATAAAAAAACCTAGCTTTCTTAGGGCTAGGCGTTTTAGGTGGGATGCTTTTAGTTAAGTAGTTTTACTCAGCACAATAAATGCATTTACTTTTAATTTCTATTAATTGTGTATTAGCCTTTAAATATTGCGTACGGTAATATAGTATATCTTTATTAGCACGATCTAATTTAGCCTGTAATATAACAGTTTCTTTTGAATTGCCAGAGCAACTTGTTAACGCTAGTATTAGTATTAAGTATTTCATAACACTATCCCTCAATTAGTCTTAATTCGTTGTAAATCTCACTATACAAAAAGTAAATAGTTTTGTACAATTCTGCAACGTCTAAACCGTGACGGCTAAACTTCTTAGTAATAGGCTCTAAACCTTTCTCAACAGAATAGCAAGTAATTACTATCTCATCTGTTTTAAAATCTATCTCTACTCTAACCTCTTCGCATAAAGTTGATAGTGAATAATCGCCCTGATCTTCATTATAGAATATAGCATGAACAGCTCCTGTTATGTATTCCGTGTTATTGTGTAGTGTTATCATATTTGTTTGGTTTTTAATTATACGTCAAAGATATAGTATTAATTTGATATAATAATACATTATTTTTACTTTTAACAAATTAATTTGTAACTGTTTGATAATCAAAGCAACTAATTTATTTTGTTAAAAATGTAATTATTTATTTGTTTATTGTAAAAATAGTATTTATATTTGTGCCATGCTAATAACATTAAACGAATTTGCAAAAATTCACGAAGTAAGTGTTCAAGCCATTAGATGGCAAGTGAAACACAATAAAATTAAAACTACCACTAAGTATGGTAAAGTTTTAATTAACCATAATATCAATTATACACCAATTAGAGGGAGGGGCAGAAAATGATACAACTATTAATCTTTATGGCTTTATTTAGCTTTGGGTTATTAATCCTTACCATGTGCTACCCTCACATTGGAATAGTTATTCACGATGCCATTGCTCACTACTGGCATAAATACATTATGAGAAAATGATATGGATTGCAGGAGTAAGCATAGTAACGCTAGGCGTTATTAGTTACATGATTAAAGATAATGAATATGATGAATGGACTAAAAATAAAAACAAATGAGACTATACACTAAATACAACTTTGATAAATTAGAACTTAATAGGGCTACATTTATACGTGGCGTTTGCCAAAACATTAGAGTAAGCTCAAACCATTACTCGGAAAAATACAACGTTAAATTTAAGATTAAGAAAGTAGGCGATGGTGCTATGGTTACTTTAATTGAGGGTGTACAGCCTTTAATTAAAGAACGTCAAACTAGGGAGATTGAAAAGGATAACTTTATGACTAAAAGTGATATGGTTATTAAATTAGATCGTAGTCAAATTGAAACTTTAATAGCACATAGAAATAACCTAGACTACCGGGTAATTAATAACATTGACTTATACACAGATAAATGTGTGTTCTTTGAAAAGTCAAGGGAAATAACTAAATTTATAAATTCAAATCAAAACATAAAATAAAACAAACATGGACATCCAAGGAACAATCAAAGAGGTATTCGCAACCCAAACAATTAGCGAAAAGTTTAAAAAGCGTGAATTTGTACTAACGACAGACGGAAGTACACCGTACCCAAACCATCTATTAATTCAAGTTACTAATGCAAAATGTGACTTATTAAATAGCTATTCAAGTGGGGACGAAGTAACAGTTAGCATAAACTTGCGAGGGCGTTTATACGAAAACCCAACTAAAGGAACTCAGTATTTTAATAGTATTGAAGCATGGGCTATAAAAGGTGTTAGTCAATTTACTAAACCAGCTACAAACGTACAGGCTGAAAATCATGCTTTTGTTAATAACTCTAATAAAAATGATAATGATGATTTGCCGTTCTAAATATTATTAGTATATTTGCAGTAAGTTAAACAAGAGTAGAGACTTGTTATTCATAACTAAACTATTTAAAACCTAAGCGGGTGCGGTTTCTCTACGCCAATCCTGCTTAGGTTTCTTTTTTAAAACAAAACAAAATGAAAGACTTAGTAAAAATTCAAACAGAATTAAAAGTTCCTAAAGGTAACTTTAACAGCTTTGGTAAATACAAATACAGAAGTTGTGAAGATATTTTAGAAGCTGTAAAACCAATCTTAAACAAGTATAACGCTACATTTAGCTTAACTGATGAAGTTATATTAGTTGGCACTAAACTATTTGTTAAAGCAACTGCATCTATTCATATTGGACAAGATCATAATTGGACTTGTGGCTTTGCAGAATTAGCAGAACATAAAGGAATGTCACCAGAACAAGCAACTGGAACTGCATCAAGCTATGCTAGAAAATATGCCTTAAATGGTTTATTTTTAATTGATGAAACAGAGGCGGATGCTGATAGTCAAAAACCTGCACCAGTTAAACCAACTTTAAACGCTCAACAATTTGAAGCTATAATTAACACTATTACAAGTGGCAATAAAGACAAGGTAATTGAAGCGTTACCAAAATATACAATCTCAAAAGAATTTCAAACCGCTATTGACTTAGCATTAAAAAATAATTAAGATGGAAGCTAAAACTAAAAAACAATTAACATTATTAACTAAAGAAATAGATGCTGCCTTATTAGCGATAGATAAATATGGAGATAATATGTTTGCTTTAGGCTATGCTATCGGAACAATAAAATCTATTCAACAAGATATTGAAACACTAATAAATCTAAAAAATAATTAATTATGAAAGTAGCATTATACCAAATAGAACAGGAATATTTAAACATTGTACAATCTATAATAGATGCAGGTGGCGAAATAACAGAGGAGCAGGAAACTGCCCTCTCTATTTCTAAAGAACAATTACAAAATAAAGGCGTTTGTTATGGCTTTATTGTAAAAGAATTAGAGGGCAATATAGATCTAATTGATTTAGAAATAAAGCGATTACAGGCATTAAAAAAACCTTTAGTTAATAGTATCGATAGACTTAAAAATAACCTATCACAAGCCATGCAAATGTTTGATGTAACGGAATTAAAAACACCGCTATTAAAGATTAACTTTAGAAAATCAGAATCTATTGAAGTTACAGATATTGACTTGCTAGATGCAGATTTTGTTAAAACAACTATAACTAAAGCAGCCGATAAAATAGCGATTAAAGAAGCTATTAAAAGTGGTGAAAATGTGCAGGGGGCTATTTTACAAACTAATTTAAACCTACAAATTAAGTAATGGAAAAACCAAATTTATTAGTTACATTTAGCGGAGGGGAGACCTCCGCTTTTATGGCGCAATGGCTTTTTAAACATAAAAATAATGAATATAACATGGTTTTTGTTTTCGCTAATACAGGACAGGAAAGTGAACCTACATTAGAGTTTATAAACAATTGTGAGAATGAATTTGGTTTTAAAATTAATTGGATTGAATGTGTTGTAAATAAAGAAAAAGGTAAAGGCACTAGACATAAAATAATAGATTTTAAATCAGCAAGTAGAAATGGCGAACCATTTGAAGATGTCATTAAAAAATACGGATTACCCACAACTAATTTTTTACATTGTACAAGGGAGTTAAAATTATCCCCTGTTAAATCTTTCGCTAAAGAGTATTTTAACGGTCAAAAATACTTACTCGCATTAGGTATAAGGAGTGATGAATTTGATAGAATGAATCCCAATTATAAAAAATTAGGTATTATTTACCCATTAATCCAAAAAGATTTTATTCCTGTTACAAAAAAACATATAAATTTTTATTGGAAACAAATGCCGTTTAGATTAAACTTAAAAGGTTATCAAGGGAATTGTATAACCTGCTATAAAAAAAGCGATAAAAAGCTATTTCAAATAGCTAAAGAAACACCATCGGCATTTGATTTTTTTAAAAGAATGGAGTTGTTATATAGCAAAGGTTATTCTATATTTAGAGGTTCTAGAAATGTTGAAGATATTTTAAGACAATCTAAAGAGTATAACGGAAAAGTTAACAACGACAACGAAGATTCAAATATACAATTAGACTTGTTAAATGACTCATGCGAGATATTTACGGAATGCAAATAACCTATAAATTAAGTAATGGAAAAACCAATCCTGCCAAACATGATCGTGCTAAATGATAGCACGGTCATTTATAAAGGCAAAAAATTAAAGCCAATATGTTTAACCATATCTCTAATAAGGGATAGTAAAAAAGTGAAGGAATAGTATGGAAATGATATACTTAATACTTAGCCAGTTTACATTTAGTTTTAGTAGAACTTTAAATGTAAGATATACGGCAAAAGAAAACGTATTAATGGGTATTATAACATCTACATTAATAAAATTAACATGGCTTGTTAGTAGCTCAATAGGTGTAAAATCTGTTATTGATGGCGATGTAAAAATGTGTATTGCTTATGTAATAAGCGGATTAATTGGTGATTATTTATCTTATAAAATAAAAATAAAATGAAAGAAACAATAGCAGTTTGGTTTAGTTGCGGAGTTGCAAGTGCAGTAGCAGCTAAAAAAACTATTGAAAAGTATGGTGAAACTCATAATATTTTAATAGTAAACAACCCAGTTAAAAACGAGCATCCTGATAATTTAAGATTTTTAGCTGATGTTGAAACTTGGTTAGGACAAAAGATTATTAAAGCCACTAATGATAAATACCCAAATGCTGATATTATAGAGGTATTTGATAAGGTTAAATATATTAGTGGTGTTGCAGGTGCGCCTTGCACAAGGGAATTAAAAAAGGAAGCGAGATACCAATTTGAAAAGAAAAATAAAATTGACTGGCACGTTTTAGGGTTTACCATTGATGAATGGGAAAGGCAAAAAAGATTTAATACAGGCGAAAGAGGAAATACAATACCTGTGCTAATTGCTGAATTATTAACTAAACAAGATTGCTTTAAAATAGTTGAAAAGGCTGGGATTAAATTGCCTTTAATTTATTCGCTTGGTTATCCAAATGCTAATTGTATCGGGTGTGTAAAATCGCAAAGTCCTACTTATTGGAATTTAGTTAGAAAAACTTTTCCAGATGTGTTTGAAGAGCGTGCAATACAGAGCAGAAGAATAGGTTGTAAACTTGTTAAATTAAAAGGTAAAAGAATTTACTTAGATGAATTATTAGAAACTGATAAAGGCGGTAAAATTAAAAGCTAGGAATGCGGAATTTTTTGCGATACTAAATAACAAATAACCTATGACCACAGACGAGATAAACAAACTAATCGCTAAGGAATATCAAAGCCTTAGCGATTTAGCTATTCAAAAGAATAACAGCTATAATGGCTCAATCTTTAATCCTGACTGGATAATTAAGCCATCAATGGAACTAACTAAAAAAGATATGATTGAATTTGGAATAGCAGCCAGAGCAAACGATAAAATTAATCGTATCAAAAGCGCAGGTTTAAAAGGCTTTGATGAGGATAATCTAAAAGACTTAATAGGCTATCTTATACTGTTTCGTATCGCTCAAAGTCTAAAGGAATAGTTGTTTATTATCCACAATAACCCTATATTTGTGGTTCATTATCAACATCGGGAATAGGCAGACTTTCATAATATTCATTTAACTTTGAATAAATAACTTCTGGTCTGCCGGGTGAATAAACCAAATCGCCATTCTCAAATACTATCTCGGTGTAATATTTCTTATTAGTTTTACCTTTAGGAATAAACACCTTTGGGTTTAATTGCGTAATTGTATTTCGAGATAAACAAAAGTAACCAATAGTTGTTTCGTAGTCATCTAATAAACCTTCGTTTAAAAGCCTTATTTTATCAAGTTCATCTATTTCCTCATCCGTATTAAAAGCTGAGTTTATAGGGTGAATTATTGATATTGAGAACCATTGTAGACTATCCATTGTATTAAAATTTATGTGTTAATCTCATTATTTTTTAAGTATTCAATTGCACTACTTAGTATTTTTACGTCGTCGTTAAGTAGCCCTATTCCCCTATTACATTTATCACATAACAAACCCCTTATTTTTTTTGTTTCGTGGCAATGGTCAACACATAAACTCTTTTTATGTTTATTATTTAATTGAGAAATATGTTTATTACAGATTTTACAACAACCTTTTTGTTCTAAAAACATTTCTTCATATTGTTTTAAATCAATACCATAAGCTCTTTTTAAATCATAATCCTTCATTACTTTAGAATCATATTTATTTCTCATTTTTTTATTATGGCAATCTTTACAATATGGTTGAGTTCCTGAAGTTCTATTACTTCTTTTAACAAATTCAATAATTTGTTTTTCTTTATTACATAAATTACAAGTTTTCATAGCCTTAGAATTTATGGGTGAGCCGCATTATCTGACCATATACTGGGTGGTGAAGGTATGCTTCTATTGCTTTTGATGAGTGTTGATACCCTTGTTTGTGATGCCAACTATCCGTTCCCGATGGGCTACGTGAGCTTTCAACTGTTATTCCGATATAATCTTTTGATGTTTTATGGTGTACGTGGTGAGTATAAATATAACGGTGTTTTGTATTAGCCCATTCTTTTTTAAACTCCTGAGCCATCAATAATGGCAAATCTTGATTCTTAGCACCATCACCATGAGTTGAGCCAATTAGGTTATCTCCATAAACAAACGCTTTACGGTGGCTTATTGATGTATCAAAAGTTATATTTTTACTTAGTTTAAACCACGCTTGTATAGTTTGGGCTAAATACCACCCAGCCATATAATCATGATTTGATGGATTGTGTATTATGTGAACGTCTGCAATACCAACAAGTTTTTCAATAA